GGCTACCAAGGCGCTGCCAGCAACTCAGGCACAAGAGGCGCTGCCAGCAACTCAGGCGATTACGGCGCTGCCAGCAACTCAGGCGATTACGGCGCTGCCAGCAACTCAGGATCGGACGGAGTAGCTGCCGCTTTTGGTTATGAGGGCAGATCGAAGTCGTCAGAGAGCGGAGCAATCGTTTGTGTCTACAGAGACAACGAGGGCAAGCTCATTCATATCAGGGCAAGCAAAGTTGGCGACAACGGTATCAAAGCTGATATCTGGTACACGCTGAATTCCGATGGTGAGTTTGTGGAGTGTCAGCAATGATTCTCCGTCCCATTCAAAACAGAGCCGTGAAGAATGCCAAGTCGGCACTCAAGAAGCACGGCAACACGCTGGTAATAGCTGGTACCGGTGCAGGAAAGACAATCATTCTATCCGGGCTTGCAAAGGAGGTGAGGGGTAAAACCCTCATTCTCCAGCATCGGCAGGAGCTCGTCCAGCAGAATGCCTCCAAGTTCTTGAAGGTAAACCCGGACTGGCCGGTATCCTTTTTCACTGCCGATCAGAAATCTTTCGGTGGCCAGGCTGTATTTGCCATGCAGCAGACCATGTGCCGCAACCTGGATCACCTTCCTTCCTTCGATCACATTATCTGTGACGAGGTTCATCACATCGTAGCACCAACCTATTCAAAAATTATTGACGCCTGCAAAGAACGTAATCCCAAACTCCTGCTGTCCGGGTTCACTGCGACCCCGGAACGTGGCGACAAGAAGTCCCTCCGGAAGTATTTCGACAACGTGTCGGAGAAGATCACCATCCGTGAGCTGGTAAATCTTGGTTTCTTGGTCCCGCCTCGGGCCTACGTGGTGAACGTTGGCGCACAGGATCAGCTCCAGGCAATCAAGAATCTGTCCGCATTCGGTGATCAGCAGGAAGTGGCGCGGGTACTGGATACACCGATCATCAATCAGGAAGTTGTCCGCCATTGGAAAGAAAAGGCGGGAGACCGCAAGACAATCGTTTTCTGTGCTACATGCCAGCATGCCCACGACGTGGCGGAAGCCTTCAAAAGTGCCGGGGTGGAGTCGGGTGTTGTGACAGGAGATATGGCCGACGGCGAGCGAAAGGCCACATTACAGCGATTCGACAAAGGCCGTCTGCAGGTTCTGGTCAATGTTGCGGTGCTGACTGAGGGTTACGACTCGCAGCCGGTGTCATGCGTACTGTTACTCCGTCAGTGTTCTGAGAAGGGGCCGATGATCCAGATGGCCGGCCGAGGTCTCCGGACAGTGGATCCGGAACTTTACCCGGGCGTGGTCAAAAAGGACTGCATCATTCTGGATTTCGGGACGTCGCTGTTGACTCACGGCAATCTGGATCAGGATGATGGGTTGCACCAGGAGAGTGAAAAGGAGAAGGGCGAAGCGGTAATGAAGATATGTCCAACGGAGTATTCCCTGGGCATGAATTACCATTTCCCTGACAAGAACGGCGCTGAAGGTTGTGGCGCCGAAGTGCCGGCACAAACACGGACATGTCCGATCTGCGGTTTCACGTTCGAGCGCATCGACAACCAGGACGAACAACAGATTCAGGAAATCAGCCTGACTGAGTTGGATATTCTGAACGCTTCACCGTTTCGCTGGGTGGATCTGTTCGGTACCGAGACCTGCATGATGGCATGCGGGTTCAGCGCCTGGGCCGGTGTGTTTTCTCCGGATCAGGGCGAAACGTGGGTGGCGATCGGCAAGCTGCAGGATGAAAAGCGTGTGCACCAGCTGGCGCTTACCGGCAGGTTGAATGCCATGGCCGCGGCTGATGACTTCTTGCGTAATTATGAAACGGACGGATCTGCGAAGAAGAACAAGCGGTGGCTGAATGATCCTGCAACTGAAAAGCAGTTACAGATCCTCGGCAAGTTTGGTTACGACACGGCCGGAAACATGCTCGGCAGCATGTACACCAAGTACACCGCGGCGTGTCACAGTAATTTCCATTTTAACAAGCGCCTGATTGAAAGGGCGCTGGGGGTAGCGTGAACTTAAATACATTCATAGGGGGAAAAGCTTCATGGGCGTAAAAAATAAATTATCAGATTTGAATGATCATCTGTTTGCCCAGCTGGAAAGGCTTTCAGACGAAGAAACTACCGGAGACGAACTGAAAGAAGAGATTGAGCGTTCCAAGTCCGTAACTATGATTGCCAGAACCATTATTGATAATGGCAAACTGGTTCTGGACGCTGCCAAGGCTATCAATGATAGATCGATTGTCAATGCGCCGAAGATGCTCGGGATATCCAATGAGGTTTAAATACACTCAGGAACACATCGACTTTATCCGCGTTGAATATCGGGTTATGGGACTCCGGGAACTGACCGAAGCATTCAATCGCCGTTTCGATCTGAACAAGACACGCTCAGCGATTCATGCCGCGATAAATAACAACGGCTTGACGTGTGGCCGGTCAAAGGGTGAATTAAAAAAGGGAACATCTTTGATCTTTACTGCCGCCCAGGTGCAGTTCATCAAGAATAATTACCAGCGGCTCAACCGGCATGAGTTAACCTCTGAGTTAAATCAGGCGTTCCAGTCTGACTTTAAAATGTCGCAGCTCGTGGCGTTCGTTAAAAATCACAATATTGTTTCCGGTCGGACCGGACGCTACAGCAAAGGCAGCATTCCACGCAACAAAGGCACCAAGGGATTGACGAGCAGAAACCGTACCACCTTTTCAACCGGCCAGATTCCGCCGAATAGAAAACCGCTTGGAGCAGAGAGGATCTGCCGCAAAGACGGCTTTATCCTGATCAAGATTGCCGAACCAAACCCCTACACTCCCGCTAAGACCCGCTATAAGCACAAACACGTCTGGGTATGGGAGCAGGCGAACGGCCCGGTACCGGAAGGCCATGCGGTCGTATTCAAGGACAGCAACAAGTTGAACTGTGAGTTGGACAACTTGATGCTGCTTACCCGTACGGAGTTGCTGTCGATCAACCTTCATGGTTACAGGGAAATGCCGGTCGAGTTGAAACCTGTGATCTTATCCATTGCCAAGATCGAGGCAAAGGCAGGATTCAGAACAAGACCAGGTCAGGGACGCCGGAAAAAGGAGGCAGCATTATGATCAATCTCCCTGTCCTGGCTGAACGGCTGAATGAGTATGGCATTTTGAATAAGTCGTTCATGGATATGACCAAGACGGAAATACTGCTGATGGTGTCAGCGGTGTTCTCGAACCCAGACGATAGCGTGCCTCCGGAGGGATGGAGTCAACCATCTATAATAGACGGCACGCTTATTATAGGTTTTGACTCACATCCAAAATACCACTGGTGGACAAATGACGGACAAAGCATCTCTGAAACATTGATCGAGCTCAACGCGCCATGGGAAGTGGCAAAGAAGTATCTGTGCAGCAGACTGATGACTGAAGAAGCGTATATCAACAAATTGATTCCATTCTAAGAGAGGGCACCACATGAAGCTCTACAAAAAAATACAGGTAGGAAAGGCCACACGATATATTGAACATGTTCCGGCGCCGGTGATCATGCCGGAGATCGGGCAGGCCCAGGTGGTCACGCTGCTGTCAGCTTTGACAATCTCTATGCTGATATCTGTTGAGGAGCAGCTGCCGCCTCACGCCACATTGGTCAGGAGAATAAAGAAAGTGGAAGAGGCCGTGAAGGAATTGGCACAGTTGAATGCTGCGCCTTTGGACGAGCACCTGGTGGAAGTCGGGGTATGTGCCTGGAACGGAGCAATCAAGGCCATGCAGGAAGGTCTATCAGGTGGTGCACATGCTTGATTTTAATTCCAGGTCTGCACTGACAGACAGAATCAACTATCTGATCGACATAGCAACGGTGTCAGACAATCAAGACCGTAAATATCTGGGCGCTTCAATTGTGGGCCACGTCTGCGAGCGTCACGTTCAGTATCATCTGATGGCGGCTCGTGGCCAGGTATCACGGAAGGAATTCCCAAAGCGAATACTGCGGATATTCGACCGCGGCAATCTCTATGAGGAACGAGCCCGGCAGTGGCTGAAAGATGCCGGATTCATCTTCGGGCGTGGCAGCAATCAAAAAGGTTTTACTGATTTTAACGATCAGTTCGCCGGGCATGTTGACGGCATCATTACCGGGTGGAAACACCCGGACGCTCTCTGTCCGGTCGATCTGCCGGCACTGTGGGAGCACAAGTGTCTGGGGGCCAAAAGCTGGAAGAAGTTGGAAACCGACAAATTGAAGAATTACTCTTCAACTTACTATGTCCAGACACAGATCTATATGCACTACCTCGGGCTGAAGCGCTGCCACTTCATGGCCACCAATGCGGACACGATGGATATCTATCACGAAATAATTCCGTATGTGCCGGTGGACGCCCTGGATGCACTCGGCAAGGTTTCCCGTGTGATTCAATCTACAGATGCCGGGGAAATGGTCCCGCGCTGCACTCAGGACAAGTCGTATTATATCTGCAAGTGGTGTGATTTTTCTTCCAGCTGCTGGGGTGCCTCATGAAGATAGATTTCAATCAATGGGGCAACGATGAACCGGAGCATAAAGAAATTGACTTTGCGTCAGTCAAGGCGATCTGCAACGGCAATATCACCGCCATACTTGAACACTATCTGCCGGATGGTCGTGTTGTTCAAGGTGAGTATGTCTGCGCCACCAAGTATGGCGGAGCTGGTTCGTCGTGCTCCACTAACATCCGTACTGGCGTCGGTTCGGACTTCGGATCCGGAGAGGCCTGGGGCGATATCATAGACCTGGTTGCACAGATTGAAGATGTCTCCATGTCGGAAGCTGCACGTCGGCTGCAGGATTTTCTTTCCTGTGGCTCTACCGACTGTCGGCCGGCACCAATCATCCCGCAACAATCTCCCCAGGAGCGTTATGAGGCCGGACAGAAGATCGCCCTGGGGTTATGGGTGGAGTCCGAGTCTTGTCCGCACAATCATCCATACCTGATCAAGAAAGGTGTCAACGCTGACAACGGTATCAGGTTGCATCAGCCGACCGGCAACATCCTGGTACCGCTCTACGATGAGCATGGCGTGCTGTGGAGCGTGCAGCGCATCGATGCCGAGGGCGGCAAGAAATTGAACTACTGCGGCAAGTTGTCCGGTAATTTTTACATTATCGGCGGGGAGCGAGACACGGTTTATATCTGCGAGGGGTACGCCACAGCGCAGACAGTGGCAATGGCCACAGGCAAAACGGCAGTCATGGCAGTATCGGCCGGCAACCTGGCCACGGTGGGCGAAAAGATCGGCGCCATGTTCCCGTCGTCACATCTGGTGTTTGCGGCCGACAATGACCAGAAGCCGGATACCGACGAAAACCCCGGTATCAAGGCGGCAACCGCTGCCGTCAAACAGGTAGGCCGCGGAACGATCATAGCCCCGCCCTTTCCTGTCGGACAGAAGGGAGACTGGAACGATTACGCTATTCAGCACGGGGGCAAGGCTGCCCGTGAACTCCTGATGGCCGGCAAACGTTCCCAGGTGTTTGTGGACATCAAGACGCTGCAGCTGATAGAGCCTCAGTTCCTGGTGGAAGATGTTATCGAGACACCTTGTACAGGTATGGTGTTCGGACCTTCCGGAGGTGGTAAATCCTTCTTCGTCCTGGACATGATTTTTCATATTGCTTGCGGCAAGAAGTGGCTTGGTAAACAGGTCAAGCAGGGCTCAGTGTTCTATGTCTGCGGTGAGGGCAGGCATGCTATACCGCGCCGGTTGAAAGCATGGGAGACGCACCACAAGACCACCGTTCCTTATGGCCGATTCATGATGTCGGCTGCGCGCATCGATTTCAGTCCGGAGTCAGTGCGAGACATGGTGATTGAAATCGATCACATGTTGGAACAGACCGGGCCGCCGGAGATCATTGTTATCGATACCATGGCCAGGGCCCTCCCGGGTGATGCAGACGAGAACAGTTCCAAGGACGTTGGATCCTTTATTGATGAGTGCGACCGGCTGCAGACAAAATACAACTGCGTCGTTCTGATCGTTCATCACACCGGGCATTCCGACACTGCCAGTAAGCGTGCCCGTGGATCGTCAGCAATCAAGGGCGCCATGGACGTGGAGATGTTGATCACGAAGGATCGTACTATCGAATGGACGAAGACCAAGGACATGGAACCGCACCCGCCGATCAAGTTCGAGCTGCAGCCGGTCAAGTACGGAGAGGGTAAACGGGATGCCAGCTGCGTGCTGACTTATGATCTGGAGTTTAATCCGAAGACTGCAAGGGCGGAAACTCAGTACAGGAAAGCTGCACGTCTGGCTCTACAGGAAGCTGTGGTCATAGACGGTATCGGCGGCAAATGCATGCTTGATACGTGGGTTAACTGTTTCGCTGCCATGTTCCAAGATAAGTCTCCAAGGGCTATCAGGGCGGCTCTGCTGCGTAAGGACGGCGGGGAAGCATGGAAGATGGTCGAGGCCGGAGAGGTTGAACAAGAAGAAAAATTTTGGATTCCGATCTCAGATCAAAAAGAGGTAACGAAAGATATGTTCAAGGGGTTGGTATGATGCGACACACACAACACAAAATACATAATTCGTGCTGTGTGTTACTAACGACACAAAACACAAAAGCATTATTTGTGCGTGTCGTGTTTTCCGTTACGAATGACACACACATACATCTCCCCCTTTAGGGGGATGTGTTTTGTGTCAGTAACCGTGTTGGACGTTACTGTGTTTAAAACAACACAACAAGGCTGATCAACTTTTTTGATCCTACCGCTGGTTATTACCAGTGACAAAAATCGCAACGGAGGAACCAATGGTACTTACACCAGAACAGCGAAAAGAATTTGAAACCGTAACCCGTCCCGTAATCGAGTTCCTGAATAACAATTGTCATCCTAATGTATCCGTGACCGTTGATTGCACGAGGGCAGAACTTTCAGAGGGCGTCTGCTCTTTCCACACTGAGGACTACCTCAGGGATTGATTGAAACTGATTCGACTGATTTAGAAAATACTGATACTGGTAGCGCCATGCTATCGACAAACTCACATAACACGGGAGGCCCAGGCGTTAAACGCTCCGGGCCTTTTTGTCGTTTATGATCGGCCTGAAAGGAAAACAGCCGCTGTTCGTCAAGGAATACGTGATTGACAGCAATGCGAAACAGGCGGCGATCAGGGCGGGATACAGTGCAAAGACTGCTGAGGTCCAGGGATATCAACTCCTTCAGAAAACTTCAGTCCAAGAGGCCATAGCCAAGGAACGGGAGAAGCAGTTCAAACGCCTGGAAGTGAAAGCAGACAAGACGCTCCTTAAACTGATGCGTGGTCAGGAGTTCGATATCAGGCGGCTGTATCACGATGACGGTACGATCAAGAAACCTCACGAACTGGATGATGACACGGCCGCTGCAATCGTTGGCGTCAAGTACAAGGATGGCGTTTTCGAGGAATACAAGATCATCGATGTAAAGGGATGCTCAGAGCTGATCGGAAGGCATCTCAAGCTGTTCACGGACAAGATCGAAGTGTCAGGGACTCTCAATCTGGCAGAACGCATCAAAGCTGCACGGGACCGGGCCAATGGTAAATGAGCTGGGCATAGAAGATCAGTCGGAACTGCAGCTGATTGAGGACATGGCGTCGATGTCGAAAGACCCTTACGCCTGGGTGCTCTACTCGTTTGACTGGGGTCATGGTGAACTCGCTGATTTCGCCGGTCCGGACGAGTGGCAGACTGCAGAACTGAAGGAAATTGCCCGCAAACTCTTAGACCCCTCTGCCGGCACTGGAGTAATACTCCGTGAGGCTATCGCGTCAGGTCACGGCATAGGCAAATCGGCCTTTGTCGCCTGGTTGATCCTGTGGGCGCTGTCTACGTTTGAGGACACCATGGGCGTGGTTACAGCCAATACTGAAACCCAGCTGAAGACCAAGACCTGGGCGAACGTGGCGAAGTGGTACCGCCTCTGTATCGTCAAGCACTGGTTTACCTTTACCGCGACTGCTCTTTACTCGGTGCAGCCTGATCATGAGAAGACCTGGCGCGTTGATATGGTGGCCTGGAGCGAGAACAACACCGAGGCCTTCGCCGGTCTCCATAACCAGGGCAAGCGCATCCTCCTGATCTTTGACGAAGGATCCTCGATCCCTGACAGTATCTGGGAGGTATCCGAAGGGGCTCTGACTGATGCTGGCACAGAGATTATCTGGGCGGTATTCGGCAACCCGACACGGAACACCGGACGTTTCCGGGAGTGTTTCGGCAGATACAAGCATCGTTGGCACACTCAGCAGATCGATTCCCGTACGTCTCGTCTTACCGATCAGAAGCAGATCCAGGAGTGGATTGACGATTACGGGATTGATTCGGACTTTGTGAAGGTTCGTGTCCGCGGTCTGTTCCCCAATATGTCCGCCAAGCAGTTCTTTAACCTGGCCGACGTGGACGCTGCGTATGGTCGTCATCTACGCGTGGATCAGTATAACTTCGCACCGAAGATTCTGACCTGTGATCCGGCCTGGGAAGGCGACGACCTGTTGGAAATCGGATTGCGTCAGGGACTGGCGTTCAAACTGCTGAGGACGATCCCCAAGAATGACAATGACATCGAGATTGCCAACATTCTGGCGCAGATCGAGGACGAAGAACAGGCCGACGCCGTGTTTGTTGATGCCGGATACGGTACCGGAATAGTAAGCGCCGGACGCACCTGGGGAAGAACCTGGACACTGGTCTGGTTTGCAGGTGAATCATCTGACCCGGGCATGCTAAACAAACGTGCTCAGATGGCCAACGAGTTAAAACAGTGGCTCAAAGGTGGCGGGGCAATCCCTGAGCTGCCTGAACTGCGGGACGATATCCTGTGTCCGGAGACGGTGCCAAGAACAGACGGCAAGGTTCAGCTGGAGTCCAAGAAGGAAATCAAGAAGCGCCTGGGCAGATCCCCGGGCAAATTCGATGTACTGCTCCTGTCATTTGCTTTCCCTGTCCACAAGAAGATCCGTGGAGCGCTTGGCGGAGCTGGTCAGCATGTTGTAGATTACGACCCACATTCGGAGGTGTAACATGTTTCGATTTATCCTTTCCATATTGTTGATGCCGGTTCTTGGATGCGGTGGCGGCGGAGCTCCTTCACTTCCTCCAGCTGCACCGCCTCCACCTGAACAACAGGATGCCGGAGTAACCGCGTCGAGAGATGCCGAACGTATGCGGAGACGATCCGCGGCAAGCAACACCATCCTGACCGGCCCGAACGGTGTAACCGGTACGGCTCCGACTACAACCAAGACGCTTTTGGGCGCGTAGTTCAAAGCACCGTCGAGACGACAGGAGCGAAGTTATGGCTGAAACATTACGCGAAAAACTAGAGTGCCGCAGAGCACAGATGAAGAATGAGCGGTCTTCGTTCCTTCCCCACTGGGCGGAGATCACTTCTTTCATTTCCCCTCGTACTGCCCGATACCTGACCACCGTCACCTCGAAGGGTGCAAAGTCTTACGGTTCAATTATCAACAATACCGCTACCGTAAGCCAGAGAACATTCAAGTCCGGCATGATGGCCGGCGCGTCTTCTCCAGCTCGTCCCTGGTTCAAGTTGTCAGTTGGTGAGCAGTTCATGAAGTCCGCTGCCGTTAAAGCCTGGTTGTTCGAGGTTGAATCAGCAATGCGTGAGGTCTTCACCAAGTCCAATTTCTACAACTCTCTCCCGATGGTTTACGGCGCTCTGGGTTCCTACGGAACAGGCGCCCAACTGATCGAAGAGGACGATGAAGAGACGATCCGCTGTTATCCCTACCCTGTCGGCTCCTACATGGTCGCCCTGAATGAGAAGGGCAAGGTAGACACCTGGTGCCGTGAATTTCCGATGACCGTGCGTAATCTGGTTAGGAAGTTCGGTATCGACAATGTTTCCACTACCGTCAAGAATTTGTATGACACCAACAAGTATGAGGCCACTGTCGAAGTCGTTCACTTCATCGAGCCGAATGCTGATCGTGACGTTACCAAGCTCAACAGCAAGGACAAGAAATTCCGGTCTGTCTATTACGAGCTCGGCAGTAACGAGAACAACAAGATGCTGCGTGAGTCCGGATACGATGAATTCCCGCTCCAGGTACCTCGATGGGATGTTGAGGCTGAGGATGTCTACGGTTATTCCTGTGGTATGCAGGCTCTGGGAGATGTCAAGCAGCTGCAGCTCGAAGAGAAGCGCAAGGCGGAATTGATTGACAAAGCCGCACGCCCGCCGATGCTGGCAGATTCCACGCTGCGTACCACTGGGACTTCCATGGTGCCGGGCGGGGTAACTTACATCGACAATCTGGCTGCACAACAGCACGCCGGGTTTCGTCCTGCCTATGAAGTCAACCACGGCGGTATTCAGTACGTCGGGCAGGACATCAAGGAAATCGAGTACCGCATCAAGCGTGCGTACTATGAAGACCTGATGCTGATGTTTGCCAATAGCGACAATCCGAATGTAACCGCCCGGGAAGTTGACGAGCGCCACCAGGAGAAACTGCTGATCCTCGGCCCCTTCCTTGAGCGCATGAATGGCGAACTGTACGATCCATCAATTGACCGGACGTACAACATCATGATGCGCATGGGTAAGATACCACGTCCGCCGAAGGAACTCGAAGGCCAGGCGATCAAGGTTGAATACACCTCGATCATGGCTCAGGCTCAGAAGCTGATCGGCACTAACTCAGTCGAGCGAGTGGTCGGATTCGTGGGTAATCTGTTAAGTCTCGGGTTCACCGATGCTGCCGACAAGCTGAACGTGGATAACACCATTGATGGCTATGCCAACATGCATGGCACTCCGCCGAACATGCTCCGATCGGAAGATGAGGTCATGGGGATCAGGGAAGCAAAAGCTGCTGCAGCACAACAGCAGAAGTATTTGGAAGCGGCACCTTCTTGGAATCAGGCTGCAACTGCCGCAAAAACCCTATCTGACACTCCTGTCGGAGAAACAACTGCACTTGCACGTATGTTGGGAGCTGCCTGATGATTAAAGGTCAGAACATTCCTCAATCGAGTTTGCCGGAAGTCCAAAAACTGGATGCAAAGGCGTATTCAATTGAATTGCAACGGCATGAGGCTGCCTATAACCACAGTAATATTCACGCTCCGGAGTCCGACAAAGAAACCGTTGTCTCTGTTGGTGTCCTAGTCTTAGGCGCTGTAGAAAAAACGACACCGATTGACGCAGATATGATTCCGGTCATGGACACAGCTGATAGCAATAAGATCAGAAAGCTGTCCTGGACGAATATCAAGGCAACGCTCAAGGTATATTTCGATACTCTTTACGCTGCAGCGTCTACTGTCACATTCCCTGGGTTTGGCACAACAGGTTCAACTGCTTGTGTAGGCAATGATGCCAGGTTATCGGACTCACGGACTCCAGTGGTTCACAATCATACCGCGGCGAACGTAACCGACTTTGCTTCGGTGGCTTTATCCTCTGCACCAGCTGAAACAGCTACTACTATCGGCGCTTTGATTAACGGCGCTACTGCAATTACTGCTCCTGATGAAACGGATACCATTGCAATGCGTAATCATACAGGTGGTTTGCTTCATAAGATGACCTGGGCTTACGTTAAGTCTGTATTAAAAACCTACTTCGATACTCTTTATTTGAACCAGAATACCACCGGAAGTGCCGCCAAGCTGACAACACCACGGGCAATCAACGGAGTCAATTTCGATGGTAGCGCGGCAATTACCATTAATGCTGTGGACAGCACTGCAAGAGCTCTGCTGGCTGGAGCTGCATCTCAAGCGTTCTCAATAGGTACTGCCACCATCAAGGAAGTTACTTCTAAGGTATTCACCAAATCTGCTGTGGCTGCAGCTGCTTCGGTCAACATCTTTTCTGTGGATGGATACGCTGTACCTGCCTCCATGCTTGTATCGATCTATGCAACTACAGGGTCGGGAGGTTATTCTGAATCGGTATATCTGATCGCTCCTGTCGGTTACTCTGCTGGCAAGACTTATACCCCAATAGACAGATCAAGCTATCTGGGTGGGTCTGGTGGGACTGCCTTCGATCTTGTCAATACAGGTGGAGTGAATCAGGTAATGAGTATCAAAAACAATGACACGGTGGCTGCCACGTATGCGGTGACTGTTACCGTGTTGTACGGATATGCCAATATTTCATGGTTATAAGGGTAATCGATGCCAGTAATGGATGAAATAAGACGATCGGAACTGAATGACATCAAACTTCAGATGGATACGGAGCGAGGTCGAAAATTCATGTGGCGTTTGTTGGAACTGAGCAACGTGTTCCGGCCTACGTTCTCCCCTGATCCGTTGCAGATGGCATTCAACGAAGGTACGCGCAACCAGGGGTTAAAGCTGTTTGCAGACATAATGGAAGTAGCACCGAAGAAATACATGGTGGCAGCACTTGAGGCGAAAGAGCGGAGTGATTTATTGGTGGCACAACTTGCGAAAGAAAAGGAGATGAACAATGAAGATGAGTAGAATGCTGAGAAGCATACTGTTGTTCCCGTTGGCAATATTCATGGGTGTTGATGGCGGCGATCCGCCTGCTGGTGATCCACCTTCTGCAGCTGACCCGCCTGCCGCAGATCCTCCGGCCGGTGATCCACCTGCAGCAGATCCACCCGCTGGTGATCCGGATCCAGACAGTCCAGAAGAAAAGGCCAAAGCTGAGGCAGACGCCAAAGCTGCAGACGCCGCCAAGTTGGTAGGAGCCCCGGAAGCATACACCGAGTTCAAGGTTCCTAAAGGCGCGGTCATGCCTGATGGATTTTTTGAGGCATACACTCCGATAGTCAAGGACTTCAACCTGTCACAAGAAGGAGCACAGGCTCTCTTTGATCGTCTGACAACCGATCTACAGCCGAAGATGATTGCTGCACAGCAGGAGAAGTGGGAAGGCGTCAAGACGGCATGGGCAGAGGCAACCAAGGTAGACAAGGAAATCGGCGGCACTGCGTACGATGCCAACGTAGCAATCGCGCAGAGGGCACTCAACACCTTCGCCACTCCCGAGCTCAAGCAGGCGCTATCAGATTACGGCATGGGTAACCATCCCGAAATGGTGCGCCTCATGCTCCGGATCGGCAAGGCCATGCGTGAAGACTCCGTGATTCAACCTGACGGATCAGGTGGTGATGGAGACAAGGCAAAACTGAAATCGTTGTATCCAACGATGGACAAATAAACTTTCGAAAGGAGGGTAACCACTATGGAGAAAAAAGGCGTCGGCAAGAAGTGTTAACGTAACGTCAACCCTAAACGGAACGCCGTGAGGCAGTACCGAAACTATCAACCCGCACTGTCGTGAAGACAAGAGCGAAAGGAGTAACAAAAATGAAAACTTTTAGCATCTGGGCAATTATTCTGTTTGTCGCAGTACTCGTATTTCCCGAGGGGTCTGTACTGGCCCATCCCATTCTTTCCTCTGCAGGTGATTTGGGCTTTATGGGTCTGGCCTTCGGCACGACTCTGGCTGTAACAAACCCTACTCTCCTCGATGTAATGAAACGCACCGCACCAGGTGGCGGAATTGATCAGGTTGCAGAAATCCTGATGGAGACCAACGAAGTCCTCGATGATATGACCTGGATCGAGGGCAACCTTCCTACTGGCCACCGTACCACCGTGCGTTCCGGTCTTCCTGACGCAACCTGGAGAAAGTTGAACTATGGCGTTCAGCCTTCCAAGTCCACCACTGTCCAGATCACTGATAACTGCGGCATGCTCGAAGCATACGCCGAAGTCGATAAGTCTCTGGCCGATCTCAACGGCAATACTGCCGCTTTCCGTCTTTCCGAAGATACCGCTTTCATCCAGGGCATGAACAAGGAATTTGCTCAGACTCTCATGTACGGCAACGAAGGAACCGAGCCGGAAGCCTTCACCGGATTCATGCCTCGTTTTAATCTTTCCTCCGCGCAGAACGGCGAAAACATCATCAAGGCCGATGCGACCCCTTCCGCCAACGTCCAGAGTTCCATTCTGCTGGTTGGCTGGGGTCCCAATACTGTTCACGGTATTTACCCCAAAGGTTCCGCTGCCGGTCTGAAAACTCAGGATCTGGGTGAGCAGACTTTGATCGATGCAGCTGGTGGCAAGTACCAGGGTTACCGTACTCATTACAAATGGGATTGCGGTCTGACCGTGCGTGATTGGCAGTACGTAGTCCGTATCTGCAACATCGATATTGCCCGTATCGCTGCCAGTACCGCCGGTTATGCTGATCTGGTCAATGTCATGACTCGTGCTCTGGAGCTGATCCCGAACATGGGTCTGTGCCGCCCAGTTTTCTACTGCGGTCGCGATATCCGTTCGTATCTCCGTCAGCAGATCGTAGCCAAGACAATCAACTCGACACTGACTTCTGACACCGTTGCGGGTAAGCGTGTCATTGCCTTTGACGGCGTGCCGGTCAAGCGTTGCGATGCCTTGCTGAAGACTGAGGCTGTAGTTTCCTAATCACTCTAACATCCCCCTGACTTCGGTCGGGGGGATAACCACTCAAAAGGAGTCAATCATGATTTTAGATAAACTCGCAGAATTCTGTGATGCAACTGCCGTTAATACCGGCGGAGTGGCATCGTACCTCGTAGGCAATGTGATGGATCTCGGACCGAACAGCCGTGATATCGGCGCGGGTGGCTGTACATATCTGGTGATTAATGTCGATACCGCTATTGCATCGGCAACCGGATCACTCAATTTCTCCCTCTGCTCTGATGCACAGGCGGCAATCGCTGTTGACGGCAGCCAGACAATCCACTGCACAGTCGGTCCGTTCCTCCAGGCCGCAATGGTTGCCGGCAAGATATTGGCTGTTATCGAACTCCCCCAGGGTAAGCAGTACGAGCGTTATCTCGGCATCGTCCAGGAGACAATCACTGCAGCCATGACCGCAGGCAATATCAATGCGTTCCTGACAACTGATCCATCTGTCTGGACTGCTTACCAGAACGCCATTTAAGGGGAGGTGACCAGTGAAAGTACGAGCTAAAGAAGACTGTTTCATCGCCGGGGCCCGGCGCAAGAAAGGGGCTGAGTTTGAATTCGATGGTGAAGAGGCAACCGGACCGATCGAAGCGATTGACGGTAAGCCTGTTGCTCCGGCTGCATCATCTGCACCGGATGCACCCACTCTTAGCAACAAGGAGATGAAGGCGCTACTGGACGCCGCCGGGGTTGAGTATGCCGGTAACGCATCCAACCAGGTATTGGCGGATCTGTTGAAAGAAGCACAGGCGAATGTTGCTCCGGCTGCATCATCTGCACCGGATAAAAGCACACAAATCTGACTTTTGACCGAGCGGCAGGGGTTATGTCCCTGCCGCTTACTGAGAAGTCAATCAAACTACGATAACCGGAGATTCAAATGGCCGAACCGTGCATACAAGATCGGGTGATTGGCGAGATGCAAACCACGTTGATTTTCTTCAAAGAAGCTGAGGTTCGACGGGAGGGTCGTGAAGAACGAATGCTGGTCGCTATGGAATCCGTTGCTGCTCAAGGCGCAGTTTTGCAAATTCAGGCAAAGCGTATTGATAAGCATGACGAAGATATCAGCGAGGCATTCGGTTTGATTCGCGGAATAAGCCAGTCAACAGCGTCCAAAGCAGAAGTAGATATCATTAAAAATAAACTCGATGTCATAGAATTGCGCCACGCGGAAGACCATGGAGAGAACCTTGTTATCGAGCGACAGACAAAGTTTTGGGATGGAGTCAAACAACAGGTAACTCCTTACGTTTTCATCGGCATCATGTTTATTCTCTGGCTTTTCGACAAGTTCAATATTGGGCAGGCAATTGCTAAATTACTGAAAGAGATGAAGGGGTAACACATGTCGAACTCAATCGTGTCCATATGCAATCAGGCTCTGGGCAAAATCGGGATAAGCCAATTCATGGCCAACCTCGAAACTGAGCAGAGCAACGAGGCCCGTGTCTGTCGTGTTTATTACGAAGCTGCCCGTGATCGAGTCCTGTCTGCCATGCCTTGGGGTTTTGCCAAACGCACCGTAGAACTGCAAGATATCGGCACTCCTCCGGCTGGATGGTTGGTGAGATACCGGTACCCGAATGACTGTCTGAAGGCCAGAAAGCTGATCGAGACGGGCTCAACACTGGAAGGAACTGGCCAAGACTTTTGTGTGGTTGAAGATGAGGTCAACGGCGGCAGAGCAATCTGCACGAATATTTACCCGGCTTCTCTGATCTACACTGCAAGAATCATCAACCCGAATCTGTTCACTCAGGCCTTTATTGATGCTCTCTCCTGGTCACTGGCGGCAGATTTAGCCTCTCCATTGTCGGCATCCACAGGAATGGCCCAGGCTGCGAATCAGGCATACACCGCAATGCTTATGCAGTCAGGGGCAGCTGACATGAACGAAGGCAAAGAACAGGCACAACCGGACTGTGAGTTGATCTCTGTGAGGCAATAATGGGAACTCCAATTGTTCAGTCATCATTCACCTCAGGAGAGTTATCTCCAAGTCTATATGGTCGGGTCGATTTCAACCGTTACTACACTGGACTTCGTACCTGTCGTAACTTCCTGATCCGGCAGTTTGGCGGAGTGTCAAACCGTCCCGGCACCAGGATGATCTGCCCGACCAAGTATCCGAACAAGGCCACCCGTCTGACCGAGTTCGAGTTTTCGACAACTCAGACCTACGTTCTTGAATTCGGTGACTACTACATGCGCGTCATCAAGGATGGCGGTCAGGTGTTGACGGATGCCGGCGCAATCTATGAGTTGGCCACTATCTACCCTGCAGCTGATCTGGCGCTACTGAAGACGGTGCAGTCTGCTGATGTCATGACGATCTGCCATCCCAACTATCCACCTCAACAGTTGTCACGCACCGGCCATAATATATGGTCACTTGCCCCGTTCGATAATCTCCAGGGACCATTCCAGGACATCAACGTAGTTTCGACCAAGACCGTGTATGTGAATGCCGTTACTGGTAATACCACCGTGACCGCATCCGAAGCGATATTCACGGCGGATATGGTTGGCCAGATGATGTACATCGAACAGTCTCCCGATTCCCTTATCCGGAAATGGGAAGTCCAGAAGACTATGGTGCTTAACGAAGTCCGACGGGCTGGCAGCCACTACTATAAAGTGGTAGTTGCCGGGACAACTGGAACCGTCAGGCCTGATCATGAAGAGGGCATTGGATATGATGGTGATCCTGGTGTGGGTTGGAAGTATCTGCACTCAGGTTACGGCATACTGTTGATCACCGGATTTACCTCCACAACAGTTGTGACCGGTACGGTGTTGAAACAGTTGCCTGATCAGGTGCTGTCTGGCGCCGCAACAAAAGCAATCGGCACTCTGACTCCTGGTGATCCTGGCAGCCCTGATCCTTCTGTGGCAGCAACACCGGTTACAATCATAATTGCCGGCCATGGATACGTTAGCGGTGAATCAGTTACTCTTTCGGGTATAACCGGCACGGTCGGAGCAAACGGCACCTGGCCGATTACGGTTCTCGATGTCGATACCTTTACGATTGACTGCTACGCTACCGAGGCATGGGGCGCAACCGGATTCTGTACCAAAGTACAGACGGCGTTGCCTTCCTACAAGTGGGCGATTGAAGCGTGGGGAGGAAACAAAGAGTATCCGGGCACAACCTGTTACTTCAATCAGCGGCAATTTTTCGGAGGATCGGTAGCACAGCCGCAAACTTTCTGGGCGTCTCAGGTCTCCGGCTTTACCTCCTTTGCCACAAGTATACCGCTACTCGATGATGATGCTCTGACCTACTCACTCAACTCCCGCAGGGTAAACCAGATCCGGCACTTTGTGGAACTCTCCAAGCTGATCATGCTCACCAGTGATGGTCCATTCATTCTTGACGGCGGTTCGGATGGTGTTCTTGCTCCTGGGAAGATGTCCACCAAGCGACAGGGGGCTAGTGGTTCAGCTCACCTGGAACCGATCATTGTCGGGACTCATGCACTGTACCTTCAGGAGAAGGGCAGTCAGGTGCGGTCTCTGGGATACTCCTTCGCTGATGACGCATTCATAGGACAAGACCTGACCATCATGTCTTCTCATCTATTCTACCGGCACAGCATTGTAGACTGGGCCTTCCAGACCGTGCCTTTTTCTACTGCCTGGGTTGTCCGCAACGATGGCGCTCTGCTCTCACTGACTTACATGCCGGAGCAGGAGGTCATAGGCTGGGCACGTCACGATACCGCCGGAAAGTTCGAGTCAACTGCATGCATTACCGAAAACAATGAGGATGCTGTCTACTTCACAGTCGAGCGGACCATCAACGGCGCAACGGTCAAATTCATCGAGCGGATGTCCACAAGGTTCTTCCAGACAATCAAGGACGCTTTCTTTGTGGACTGTGGCCTCAGTTATGACGGCAGAAACGAAACCGCCACAACAGTCACTGTGGCCGGGACCACCTGGGACTATACCGATACTGTGACGATCTCGGCATCCAGTGCCATCTTTGCCGCAACCGATATCGGTGACGAAATCATTTTTTATGACGAAGTGACCGCCATTGCCTACCGCATGAGGATCAACGCCTATACCGATTCAACCCATGTCAGTGCCGTACTGAATAAAACGTTGCCGACTGCATACCGTGCCACAGCTCGTGCTGACTGGACATTTGCCCGTAACACCATGTCCGGCCTCAATCACCTTGAAGGGGAGACAGTCAACATCCTTGCTGATGGCAACGTAGTAGAGCCAAAGGTAGTAGTGAACGGGACTATCACGCTTCCATACCCTGCCGGGGTGGTTCACATCGGCCTGCCTATTGAATCCGATCTGGAGACGCTGGATATCACCACAGCTTCTCAGAGCCTGCGCGAGAAACAGAAACTGATCAATCATGTCTCCCTGGTTGTCGAGGAATCCACCGGGATCTGGTGCGGTCCGGATGCTGACCATCTGACCGAGTACAAGCAACGGTCTGATGAAAACTATGACGAGAATCAGCGACTGGCAGCTGGATTGATTGATCTGCGCATTCAAGCGACCTGGAACAAGAACGGAAGGGTATTCGTCCGGCAGAACAACCCGCTGCCGATTACCATTCTGGCGGCACTGCCAGAAGTCAACCTGGGCGGATCATGAAAGTTACTCCTGAAATAGTCACCGCTGAGAAGTGGCATATCCAGCACATAGCCGCTCACGTTCGTGATGCTGATCGTGATGAATTCTGGGCATTATCGATGATGACTCCGGAAGAGGTGCTAAACCAGTCATTCGGATTGTCTCATCTGGCCTGGACTGGCCTTATCGATGGCGTCCCGGTCTGCATGTATGGAGTTGTTAGGGCTTCGCTGCTGGGCAACGTTGGTCGTCCCTGGATGGTCGGCACGGATCTACTCGACAAACACCAGGTAGTATTTCTCCGGAGATGCCGTTCCAGTCTGGAGACAATGAAAATGTGTTTTGGAAAGCTGGAAAACTATATCGATGCACGCAACGTCAAGGCAATCCAGTGGTTGAAATGGTTGGGGTTCTCGTTCAGTGAACCGGAACCGCTGGGGCCGCTCAATATGCCGTTCATACGCTTTACTCTGGGGGAATAATGGAACATCTGGTGCTTGCAACTGTCCCGATTATCAATTCATGCAATCTTTCCTGTCCGTGGTGTGCGGCTCACTTGTCCTCGCAGCCGATCTTCAACACCCGCCATATTCTGGCAGCACTCGCCAAAATAGAGCACCCGATCCATGGTATAGCGTTGACCGGCGGGGAGCCGTTCACAAGTCTGCGCATCCTCGATGTAAAGCGTGAGCTGGAACATGCCGGCCACAGAGTATTCGCCATCACCAACGGCACCTTGCATGATCAGATATGGGAGTTTGTTACCGGTGATACTCTGGACGTAGCCATGTCGGTGCACAACCCAGCGTTGTTTCCTGAATGGGTAGTGGCTAAGAAATATGAACTGCTGGCAGAGTGCCGGAAACGTGGTCTGAAGATCATGGCCGGACTCTTTTCGGTAGACTCGGCAGAAGACATTCAGCTGGCATGTGAATACATCCTCAACAACCGGGACGTATTCCAGACCTCCACCATATCTACGGTCTACCGCTCGGATCAGCCAGGAATGAAGATGGAGGATCTACTTGAAATGGTTTCTCTCTCCCTGGGAGTAGAAGCAGAGATCGTCTTTCAATCACCCGGCAAAACAGTTCTGATGGTGGATGGATACGCCATTGTTCTCAGGAGAGCTCCGACTATCGAGGAGTACACTCCGGAGTACGACATTCCCGGCTGTCTCTTCATGGCATGGGATGGCAATTTCTACCCAGTGGCATACGCTCAATACTACAACGAGGAGGTACTGGCATGAGACGAAGAGTACCAGGCCTTTATCAGTCCGAACTATATTCAACCCGGAACTTCTTTCTGACCTGGGAAGGGATCGCCATTGCGTCCCTTGTCGTTGGTTTGGCAAGTGCCGGTGTCGCCGCATACGGTCAGGTTGCCGCAGGAGAGAACGCCAAAGAGACAGCGGATTACAATGCCGAGATGCAGCGCCGTGCCGCACTAGATGCCAATCAGAGAGGATCAGCAGACGCCGCGGACAAACGGCAAGAGGTCCGCCGGATGATTGCCCGTCAGCATGCCATCATGGGCGCCGGCGGTTTTGATCCCAACTCTGGAACAAACCTGTCTCTGATGACCGAGACCGCCGGACAAGGTGAGCTTGACGCATTGAAGATCAGGAATAATGCCGCACGGCAAGCCGCTGGACTTAATGCACAGGCCGACTTGACCACAGCTCAGGGGAATGCCGCATTGTCTGCAGGGCAGATGAATGCCACCGGTTCTATTCTGGGCGGTTTGTCAAACGTCGGACTGGCTTCGTACAAGATGTATAATCCGCAGACTACAACCACGAAAGTGGGATAGAGGTCATCAATGATAATTCCAAGATACGAAGATTCTCAGGTCAAGGATGCAGCAGTCTCTATACCTCAGGCTCAGGCGCTCGGTCCTGATGCGTTCGGGGCAGGTATTGCAAAAGGGCTTGCACAGGTCGGAGAAGCCGGTCAGAGCATAGTTGCCCAGGAAACCCATAAAGCAAACCTGAAGACTGCCCAGGATGCCACCATATTTCTGAACCAGCTGGGCAGCGAAACTGACCTGAAGATCAAGTCTGCTGTCGGAGATGCGGCGTTTGGAACTCCGGACAGTCCGGAGGGCGTCACAGCCCCTTCTCTGAAAGAGTTCGACAATAAGTACTCCGAGTGGGCAAACAAGAACGTCACCAACGATACACAGAGAGACTACGTCAATAAGTTGCATGCTGAAAAGAGAACAGTCCTGGAACATTCTGGACTAACTCATCAGTACCAGGAAAAGACCAAGTCTGAGGATAAGTCATACCAATCGGTCAAATCATCGCTGCTTGACCAGATCGCAGTGTATGCAGTCGATCCGGCCGGACAGGACAAATACGAAAAATCCGTAATAGACGGTATTGCCCACATTGAAGCCTTTGCCAATACCAGAGGGTGGACTCAGGAACAGCTTGATGCAGAGGTTTCAAACTGGGAGGGTTCCACCGCCAAGGTCAAGGCAGTGCAGATGATGACGCTTAATCCATCAGGCGCCAAAGCCTTCATTGAAGAGAACAAAGACGTACTTGGTTCTGATTATACTCAACTCAAGCACAATGTTGATCTGGTAGAGGCCGACACAATCGGAGTTAATGCTGCAGAGGCAATCAGCTCCCGTTTACAAAAGGATGGTTACACTGCCTTACGAGGTGAACTCTACAAGCAGTTTGGCGGTGGTACTCAGGCCTTCAACTCCAAAGCGTTCAAGGTGGCCGAAGCACAACTGGCATCAAACAATCAGGCCTTGAAGATCGAGCAGCAGCAGAACTCCGACAAGCTGGAAGTTCCGGTGCTTCAATACATGGCGTCAGTCAACGGTACCGGCCGTGCTGTGCAGCCGAAAGAACTGATGGCGCAACCGTCATATAAAGACATGATCACTTCCACAGATCCCAAGGTTGTCGAGAAGGCGACTCAGATCATGGCCAATGTACGCAACCAGGCACATCAAGAAGCAGTGTTCAACAGGTCTCTAGTAAACTCCGGCAAGGCCGAAGCGAAGGCCGCACAAATCCAGCAGCAGAGAGACAACTGGTATTCTCTTCTGAATAATCCTGACAAGATTGCAGAGATGTCGGAAGCCGATATGCTCCGCACGGCATCCACTCTCGGCACCTATGGTGATGACCTGGTCAAGGCCCATAAAAAGCTGGTGTCTCCGGAAGCTCTCGGCCAGGCCAAGATTGATGCATCTATTCTGAAGGGCGTCTACTCCACGCTGAAAATACCTACCAAGAAGCAGGGCGCTATTCAGGACGCTCTGACAAATTATGTCATTGCCGAACAGGGTCGGGAAAAGAAGATCATCACACCCGGGCGGATGCGGGAACTGATCGGATCGGCCATCCAGGAGGTAGCAGTCAACGAGCGTCAAACGTTCCTCGGCATGGATATGGGTACAACGGTCAGCAAGAAGAAGCTGTATGAGGTCCAGAACCAGGACGCTATCGTAATTCCGGACAAAGAGGCCGCTGGAATTTCCGCACTGCTCAAGGGGTATGGAATCAACGACACACCAGCTGCACGGCTGAAATTCTACAAGGCGACTCTCGCTGAAAAAGCCAAGGGTGGTAAATAATGGCACTTGAAGACGTTCTGAAACAGATGAAGGATGATCAGGATCGGCAACTGTCACTGTCAAGTTCTGCTATGCAATCGGTCAAGGTCAACCCCGATCAGCAGGCCGGAGCGGTCAAGCTCGCTCAGCAGTCCGGGCTCCCGGTGCATGCGTTTCCGGAAATGACGGAGGATGCCAAGTTGCAGGTGCTGATTGACAACTTCCACAATCTTTCCCAGACCTCCCCGAAATCAGCAGAATGGTTGACTGATCCGGATAATGCCAAGCTGGCTCATGATGACGTGGGCAGCGCATCAAAGATCGAGGGCCTGTTTGGATATCTCAGCCTTGCCAAGCAGGCAGCGCAGAACGCTCTCCCGATGGCCGGCAAGGGCATCAACGAGTTGATGTATAATGTCACCCGTCTGACTGGTGGTCAGGCATTGTCGCGCGCCATGGGTGAAGAAGATCCCGGCAAGATATGGCTTGATAACATGGAGTGGTACAACCAGCGCATCAAGGCCAATGACAAGATTGTTCCTGGTTCCTACGGTCAGCAGATCGCCAAGATGACTTTTGATACTGTCGCCGCCAACATGGTGACGCTCCCACTCGGCGTGGCCGGTAAAGCTCCGCTGCTCTTCGGTTTCGCTGCAACAGCTCCCGGTCAGCTGGAAGATTATCTGAAGGCTGGTTACTCTCCTGCTCAGTCTGCGTATTTTTCTCTCTCCAATAAAGCTATGGAAGGTCTTACGGAACTGATCGGTGTGGAACATCTCTACAAAGCCGGGAAACCTCTCGGCAAGAAGATTGCCGGGTTCATGCTGGGCGATCTCTACGGGGAAGAAATAAATAACGCCTACAGTGCGCTGATGGATAAGGGCACGCTCAAGCCGGATATGACGCTTGCTGATTTCGGACAGTCGGTTGTTGACACGGCAATCGTCACAGCTACGGCTGGCGGTATGCAGGGCGCAATGCTGCACCCGGTGGCGAAACTCTCCCAGGAGTATCAGCGTAATCAGCAGGCGGCACTCAACAAGGATTTCATGCTGGCCCTGGGTGAAGCGGCGGGAGAGTCGAAACTCCGTCAACGCCTACCCGAGAAGTTCCAGGAGCTCGTCGGCAGATTGAAAGAGGGTGGAGACATTGAGAACGTCTACATCCCCGGCGACCAGTGGAAACAATACTGGCAGGAGAAGGGCGTCGATCCGGTCAAGGTGGCCGATGATACTCTTGATGGTGGTGGCACTCAGTACACCGAGGCGCTTGCGGCTGGCGGAGATATTGTTATCCCGATTGAGGTCTACGCCAACAAACTGGCAGCGACTGAGCACCATGCAGCCCTGGTAGACCACTCTCGGCTTCATTCTGGGGATGCGACAGCTTTTGAGGCGGCACAGTTTGAATCAGATCAGGAAAAAATGCTTGCCGATCTGAAGAACTCGGAAGGAGATACGACTACAGAGCGTCCGTCATACTTCAAGGTTTATGACGATATTTATGGTCAGCTGCAGGGCATAGGTTACGACCGGCAGACAGCAGAACAGTATGCAACCATTGCGGCTGTCAGGGCAAAGCAGAGAGCGGCCGTTCTTGGTAAGGATGCCTTTGAGCTCTACAACGAATCACCGCTCAAGGTCGTGCGGCCTCTCCCTGAAGATGTGCAGCGTCAGTCCGTTGATCTTGGTATAGATCCAATGCTCGACCGACTGCGTGCCGGGGATATTCCGACTGATGAAAGTATCTTCGGTCAGTCTCTGCTCCAGTTCGTGCGTGATCGTGGTGTGAAGGATGACCGCGGCGACTTGAAGAGTATGGACGTGGATGCTGCAAGGCAACCCGGCAAAAAGAACATCATCCGCAAAGACGGCAAGCCTCTTGACCAGGTGCGTGAAGCAGCGGTGGAGTCCGGATATCTTCCAGAAGGGGCAACTATTGCCGATCTGTTGGACAAGATCGATCAAGAGCTGCGCGGTACTCCGGTTTACAGTCAGCAGGTGTCAAACCAAAAAGGGCACGAAACGAAGCTGGCACTGGAAGAGTTAAAACTGCATCTTGACCAGGTGGGCATTGATTATAACCAGATGTCGAACGAACAGATCCGACGTGAGTTGTACCAGATGCAGGGTGGGGAGTTGTGGCAAGGTACTATCAAGCTTCCTCCTCTGGATACTCTCGGGCAATTTGAAACCGGAAAACCGGTAACATTCAATTTTATCCACAATACTGAATCAGCAACTAAGATATTTGGCAAGCCGAAAAAGGATTCTCCACATGACCGAGGATTAGAGCCTTCCGGCCGCTATGTCACACAGGTAGAAGATCCATCAAAGTTACAACTTTCAGATAAAATGATTTCTGGTGAGTTGACATTTGTCAGCCCGTTGGTTGTCGAGGCTAAAGATTGGAAAAAGAGCCTGTCCGCCGCTTTTGGCAACAAACGTGGAAAGCATTTGAGCAAGGCTGTTATTGCTGCTGGTTACGATGGCATTGTGACAATTCAGGACGGTAAAAGTGGTAAATATATTTCTGAAACTCTCGACCTGACAACCTTTGACGAAGCGAAAGCTCTCTATCAGGGTTCAGCAGTCAATCGCGGATTCTTCCGCACCTCTCCCGACATGACCGCCCGAGAGATCGGCATCCTCAAAGATGCTGACCTTTCAACCTTCGTTCATGAAATCTCTCACTCCTGGTTGGAAGAACTGAAGCTCGACGCTTCACGTTCTGACGCTCCGGAACAACTCAAAAACGATTGGTCAACCATCTCCAAGTGGCTCGGCACTGCTGACGGCGAACTCTCACGCGAGATGCACGAACAGTTTGCCCGTGGTGGCGAGTCATATCTGATGGAAGGTAAAGCGCCTTCCGCAGAACTGCAGCCGATCTTCCAGCGTTTCAAATCCTGGCTGACTTCCATCTACAAAACCCTGTCCGGACTCAACGTCAAAATGAATGACGATGTGCGCGGGGTCTTTGATCGTCTACTTGCCAGCGAGTCTGAAATCAAGCAGGCCCGGCAGGCTCAGAACATGGTGGAGCTCTTCGCCACAAAAGAAGACGCCGGCATGACTGATGCTGAATTTTACGCATATCGCAAGCAAGCGGCACAGGCTCATGCTGAAGAGGTTGAAAAGCTGGAACGTAAGCTGATGAAGGAGAAAGCGCGAGAGCACGCGCAGTGGTGGAAGGATGCGCGGGAAACTCTTCTCGGTGAGGTCGAGGCGGAAACGCAGGTCGCCCCGGTATATCGCGCCATTCGTTTACTTTCTACCGGCAAAATGTTTGACGGAACTGAAGGCCCGGTAATGAAGCTGGATCGTGCTGCCCTGGTGAAGATGTACGGTGAACCGTTCCTGAAACGTCTGCCACGTGGTTTCGGTTATATTTATACCAATGAAGGCGGCATGCATCCCGATCAGGTGGCCGCTATGTTCGATTATGAATCAGGCGATGCCATGATTAAGGAGATGATCGAAGCACCTCCAATCAAGAAGTATATCGAGGGCGAAACTGATATCAGAATGCGTGAGCAGTACGGTGACATGCTGCTTGACGGTACTGTGGCTGATGAAGCTCTGGCGGCAATTCATGGCGACAGTCGTGCCATCGTCATGGCGGCAGAACTCAGGGCGATCAGGAGGCAGCAGAAGGTTGTAAAACCGGCGGTGGATGCCGCCACAAAGGAAGTTGACCAGCAAGCTAAAGCGAACAGTGAGTATGAGCGCAGATGGTTTGAGGCTGAAAAGAATCTTGCCGTTGCTATAGAACGTGGTGCCAAAGAAGAAGAGATCAGGAAACTGACTGAAGAAGCCAAGTCTGCCAAGGAAGCTGACCGACAAGGCAAACGGGAAATGAACGCCTCGATCCCCTCCCGCGAAACATTCCAGATGGCGGCGGCCCAGATCATCGGTGACAAGAAGATCGGAGATATTACTCCGCGTCTCTATCTGGAGGCAGAGCGCAGGGCAGGCAAGAAAGCATTTGATGCAGTGGCCAAGAAGGATTGGCAGACGGCCGGAGAGGCAAAACAGCAGCAGCTCCTTAATCATTACCTGTATCGTGAGGCAACGGCAGCACAAGAGCAGATCGACGGCATCATGAAGGAATACGACAAGCTCAAAAAGTCGGATGAGAAACTTGCCAAGTCCCGCGATATCAACCTGGTCAACGCGGCTCGGGCGATTCTGTCCCGTTATCAGATCGACAAGAACGGCATGGATGCTGCCGAGTATCTGGCGCAGATCCAGCAGTACAACCCGGAGATATATGCAGACCTGAGTGCCGCGGTGGATACCGCCACTCAAGCACCGAAACCATACAAGCAGCTGACCATGGATGAGTTCCTTGCTGTCAACGATGCCGTTATGAATCTGTGGGAGCTGTCCAGGCGCACCAAGCAGATCGAGATTGACGGAAAGATCATGAATCGTGATGAGGTGATTGATGAACTGAACGCTCGTATGGAAGAACTCGGTCTCCCGGTCAACCAGGCCGGCAAGGCCAAGGCCATAACCAAGTGGGAAAAGTTCAACGCTGCGCTGGTCGGGATGAGGGCCGCTACAACCAGAGCCGAGGCGTGGGTGGATGCCATGGACGGCGGCAAGCCCACCGGAGTATTCCGGCGCTATATCTGGAATCCGGTCATTGACGGCGTGAATCAGTACCGGACCGCCAAGAAACAGTTCATCAGCAAGTACCTGGAGCTACTGAAACCGATCGAGGCGGGTATCAGTAATGACAAGATTGCCGCTCCTGAACTCGGTTACACCTTCAACGGCAAGCAGGAACTGCTCGGGGCCCTGCTCCATACCGGAAACGAAAGCAACATGGAGAAGCTGCTCGTCGGGCGGCAGTGGGGTTATATCGCAGAAGATGGCGGACTCTATACCGGCACATGGGACAGCTTCATAAATCGCATGATCACTGAGGGGAAACTGACCAAGGCTGATTATGATTTCATTCAGGGTGTGTGGGATCTGTTGGAAGAGGCAAAGCCGCTCTCACAGAAAGCACACCACGAAATGTACGGTTACTACTTCAGTGAGATAACTGCCAACCCGGTCAATACTCCGTTCGGCACCTACCGCGGCGGGTATGCTCCGGCGATAGTGGACAGTGACATTAACCAGGATCAGGCCAGCAGGCAGGAAAAAGAATCGCTTGAATCTACAAATAACAGCTTCATGTTTCCATCCACCGGGCGAGGCTTTACCAAGTCGCGTGTCACTTACAACAAGCCGCTTGTTCTGGACTTGCGGCTTGTCCCGTCCTCTCTGGATAAGGTGCTGCGTTTCAGCTTCATCGAGCCCCGCGTCAAGGACGTTGGCCGGGTAATCGTTAATCCGGCTTTTCGTGAAGTCCTCAACCAGTTCAATCCTTCGGCTGGCGGTGACATGCTGGTGCCCTGGTTACAGCGGACAGCACGACAGTCGGTATCCACCCCGTCAACCGGCACAGCAGGTCGCGCACTCGATACGGTATTCCAGACGATCAGGCGCAATACCGGTATCCAGATGATGGTTGCCAACGTCTCCAATACCATTCAGCAATTCACCGGCCTGGCGCTGTCGGCAACGAAGGTAAAACCAACTCACTTGAAGTCGGCACTCTGGAAGTATGTCAATCACCCGATGGATATGGCGGGAGAAGTCGCGTCAATGTCTGAATTCATGGCGGCGAATATCGGTCACTCTGCCTATGACATGCAGCAGCAGGCCGAAGACATTCTGCTCAATCCAAACGCCTATGAGAAGGTAAAGGATTTCAGCGTCAAGAATGGATACATCCTCCAGCAGATCACCCAGCACACGGTGGACGTTATTACCTGGTCGGGCGCTTATGATCAGGCTGTGGCCGAAGGTGCCAACGAGAGAGATGCGGTGCGGCGTGCTGACAGTGCCGTACGGATGACTCAAGGCACATTCAATGCAGAAGATGTCAGCCGTCTTGAAACCGGTTCCCCTTTCGTCCGGGCCTTCACTCAGTTTTACACTTACTTCAACATGCAGGCCAATCTGCTCGGAAGTGCTGCGGTCGGAGCGATCAGAGAGAATGGCGTCAAAGGTGCGGCTCCTACTCTATTGAAACTGTATGCTGCCTTTGCAGTAGCCGCAATTCTTTCCGAAGTAATCACGTTTGCTGCCAGGGGCGGCAAGGATCCGGACGATGATGAACTAGATGTTGCGCTGCAGCTGCTGGTCATGTCTCAGGTGCGGACGGCTACGGCCATGATTCCGGTTGTGGGCGCCGGCGCAAACTACGTGATGAATCTTCTGAATGACAAGAAGTATGACGACCGGATCAGCACGGCTCCGTTCCTGTCTCAAATGGAAGCGTCTTTACGAGCTCCGGTGTCGCTCTACAAATATGCTGCTGACGATGGCAGCATGAAGATGGCGGTCAAGGATACGCTCGCCGCGATCGGCATGGTTACCGGTTTACCTGCCGGGGCTCTCGGTCGGCCACTGGGGTATCTAGCAGGGATGGAAGATGGTAAATACGAACCGAGTGGACCGCTTGATTTAACTCGTGGGTTAATAACTGGGATGAGATCACAAAACTGATTCACAATAAAAGGGAGGAAACATGACAGTCGAGACGAATGTCAGTAAGGCGCAGTTTTTGGGGAGTGGATCAGTAGGACCGTTCACGTTCGATTTTAGATTCTTTTTGAATACTGAAGTCTATGTGATCAAGACATCATCGGCGGGGATAGACACCGATCTGACCGAGACAACTGATTATATCCTTACCGGGGCGGGGAGTACGTCCGGCGGATCCGTGACCCTGGTTACAGCTCTGGCCATAGGTGAGGAGCTGACCATCTATCGAATGGTAGAGCCGGTACAAACTACCAGCATCCGCAACCAGGCAGCATTTTTCCCGGAGATACATGAGGACGTTTTCGACAAGTTGATGATGATCATCCAGCAGCTGTCAGAGTTAACGAATAGAACACTTAAAATACCGATTTCTTCGTCTCTTCCGCTTTCACAGTTGCCATCGGTTACACCCGGAGGGATATTGGCATGGAACCAGGCAGGGACGGCTATTGAATATTTGTTGACTGCGCCTCCTTATGTTAGCACTACAGTTTCCGCCAGTGTGTATGGTTCTGATTTAAGTGCTGCAGTTGCCGCTATTGGATCAGCGCGCATCAAATTGATTGTAGATTCAATTATCACAATAAATAGCGATGTTGCATTACACCCGAATACTTCATTTGTTGTTGAATCTCCGGGATTACTTGTGGGTTCGGGTGTTTTGACAGGTTTAAAGGAGGCCCGCCCTGAATGGTTTGGTGCAGTAGGAGACGACAGCACAGATAATTCAGCGGCTATCCAAAAGGCTATCAACAGCGCCCCCCACGTTATTATCGACAAGGGAATTTACCGGATGAAGACAGCTGTAGCCCTAGCTAATGGAACTAAATTGGAATCCAGCCAAGGTGCTGTGCTGAAAGCTGACGCTATAAATATAAACCTCATTACTGGATACGCAGTAAGCAACACCACTGTGCGCGGCTTAACGCTACAGGGCAACAACACAGGCACGACAGACCTTGATTCTAATGGTATGAGGTTTGATGAGTGTACGGATACCTTGGTGGAAAACAATGTATTGCACAACTTCGGTTCACCGGTTTCGGGTTATGGGATGGGCATCTACTTCCGTACAGGAAACACAGGTATTCGTATTGTAGGGAACATTATTGATGGTGGTGCAATAGGTGGAGGCGGTGCTAATGATATCAGTGTATATAGTGCTTCTGGTCATGTCGTGATAGATGGCAACCGATGCTACAGCCAAAACTCCGCAGGGATTCAAATATTTGGTTATATAGGTGGTGGTAAAGGCATTGTTACTAATAATATCTGTAAAAACCACTATCGGCACGGGATAGTCACATACTGCACCGGCGCTGGAAATGGCGATTATCTTGATATTATAGTTGCCAATAATATCACAGTTGACAACGGGTGGTCTGGTATCTACTACACCGCCGAAGGTATTGCTGGTGGAACTGTTTTGATAGACAGCAACGTGGTTGATAGTTGCGGCGGGTTAGATGGTTCTGCTGACACTTCTGGTGGTATCCTTATCACAGGGGATGATAATAACGGTGCACCTGTAATGGTGAGCAACAACTATGTTTATAACTCAGGCAAGACAAGCCTTGGTGTAGCCCGTACAAGCACTACTGGTGGTATCACTGTCCATGGCCTTGGTGATTCTAAGATCATGAATAACGTAGTTGATACATGCACAGGTTATGGAATCAGAGGTCTGGCTAACTTCTCTGGTGCAACTATAGAGGGAAACACGATTCTTAATTGTACCAGAGGAATTAGCTCAGGCAGCACTGTTACAATGAAGGAGCTAATTGTACGTAACAACTTGATTAAAAATACTACCATTGACGGAGATGGTTTGTACTTAATTCTAGGTTCTAGCATGAAGAGCCTTGTTGTTACTGGCAATGTTATTGTGGGTATGAAGTTAGGCACTTCAAAGAAGGGTATTTACATTGATAATACAGTACCTACATTTGGGACTATCTCATCTAATGTGATAAATAGTCATGACATTGGCCTTAATGCAGATGGATATGTAGTGTCTGGTTCTTTTGGTAGGGAAATTAAGGCTAAAGATAATGCAATACTAAATTGTACCGCTGCTTTCACCTTTCTGGTAACACCAAATTATAGACCAATACTGGAAAATACACACCTGTCAGGAAATGGCTCAGATGCATCCGGTGGGTACAACGCAACAGCAACCAGTCCTTATAAAGTTGTTTACTACCCAACAATACCAGATGGTGCAAACTGGTCTGTAAATGATAGGGTAATAAGAACTCCGGCTGTAGTTGGTCAGCCTAAATCATGGGTGTGCACTGTAGCGGGTAATCCTGGTACTTGGGTTAGTGAGGGAAATTTATAGAATCTATATGTCAGTAAAACGGGGGGGGTAATCAATGTCGAGAGATATTAAGTTCATCGTAATCCATGAAGCAGCATGTCCAATCAGAAAACAGTCCGGCAATCAGTTCACCATAGAGGATGTTGATCAGTGGCACCAGGAGCGAGGATTCCAACGATCCGACGCATGGCGTAACAAATGGCATCCTGAACTGAAAGCCGTTGGTTATCATTTCGTAATCGGGATAGACGGCCAGCTGTGGGAAGGCCGTCACCAGGAGGAGGTCCCGGCAGCGGTCAAGGGATTCAATACGGTCAGCGTGAATATCTGTCTGATCGGTCAGGGCAAGTACACTCCTGAGCAGTGGGCGGCCTTGAAGTTCCTGGTCACGAATCTGGCGGATGAGTATCCGGGCGCTGAGATTGTCGGACACTGCAATCCCGCTTTCAATTCAGGCAAAACCTGTCCGGACTTCGATGTTCCTGCCTGGGTGATCGCGGGAATGGATCCGCAGGAGGGACACGTCTATGTGGGGTAGAATACACCGTCTTTTTTACACCTTCATTGCCAAGAAGTATGTCGCGTGGATAGTCGCAAACTGGTTCCTATCCACCGGCAAGATATCCGGGACAGACTGGGTGATGTTCACGGCTGCTATCTTCTGCATCGATGCCTATTCCAAATACAAGGGGGTTCCTAATGTCAGTGCCGACAATCCAATGGAATAAACTCCCCTGGAAGTTGTATGCCGGAATTGCCGCCCTCATCTTCATCATTGTGTATCTTGCCTGGAGTCTCTGGGGTGCGAGGCCTCCGACACCTGGTCAGGGTTTCCAGCCGACGAAACCGGCGGTCAGTGCAGAGAAGGTGCCAGGGCCGGTAATCAAGCCGCCGATCAAGGTAGTCCCGAAAAAGAAGGTGGCTGAAAAATATCCGGAGGCAGCAATAACCGAATCAGAGGAATGGGTGGACACTGCCGAAGTTCCACATGCACCCAACGGGGCTGTTGTTCTGACAAAGATTGATACTGTTACTGGAGAAGTCACCAGCCAGGTAGAGATCAACAAGGCACCATGGTTCGCTTTTGAGAGAAACAACACTCTGGGCGTTGGGTATGAGATCGGGACTCAGGGAACAAAGATTCCTATTTATTATCGTAGGGATATTTTGAGGATCAAAGATATTCATCTTCTGGCGGAGGTAGGAGCAAAGATCGCGGTGAGTCCTACGGAGAAGTCAGAGGCGCACGGGGCTGTGCTTGCTGAGTGGCGGTTCTGATACCCCGCTAAAATCCGCTAAAAAAGTAAAGGGCTAGAAGGTTTTAAAAACCCGCTAGCCCTTTGTTTATGGTCGGTGCGACAAGATTTGAACTTGCGACCACTAGACCCCCAGCTTTACAGGATATGATGTTAAGTGTTGTTATCACTGGTTTTGATCTGTAGCGGTTATAGCGGGGTTTCTGTCTATTAGTCTGGCTGTACCTCTTCTGGTATGATTAGATGTGACTTTTGTATATTCTCTTGTCTGCTTGATATCTGCGTGCCCCAACAGCTCCTGGATGATCGCCATGTTCTCGCCCTCCTCCACCAGAGCTGTGGCGAATGAGTGGCGGAATAGGTGATTATAAACCCGCTGTGTTACCCCCGCTTTTACTGCTGCGGCTTTCAGCGTCTTTCTGATGTCTTTGTAGGGTTGCAGGTGGAACTTACCTTTCCGCATGTTCGGAAACAGGTAACCGTCCGGACGTGCTTTCTTTGCCTCGATAATATCCTTCTGCAGTTGCGGCTCTTCTATCGGAGCAATGCGCCACTTCCCGCCCTTCCCCCAGATCCTGATGTACTTTCCGTCCTTGTCGGCATCAGCGGACTTGATCGTGAATGCTTCAGTCCTCCGGATCCCGTTGTATTCCATCAGCTGGACCAGCTGCTTGACCGGGTACTTCAACAGGGCAACAATCTCATCCATGGCATCCATGCTCATCGGTTCGGCCGGCGGAGCTGCACAATCCTTCTTCCGGAACTTGACTGGTTTCATGCCGCTGCCAGAAAACAAGAGGTATTTCGAGAGATATGATAGTTCACGGTTCACGGTGCGCTTGCTGATCGGCTTACCTTTCCACACCTGGCTTAATCGAAAAGCTTTGTACTGCTCGATGATCAGCGGGGTTATATGGCGAATCTTCATACTCTTGAAGAATGGCTCAATCCGTAGCCAGGCGAAACCGAAATCATCGTATGTCCCACTCATGACTTCGTTCTTGTAGGCAATCTTGAACTCGGGCAGCTTGTCAAGGAACATAGGGTCGCTACGATCAGTGATCCCGCGCAACTCCTTCTCATGGATCTGGGCTTCTTCCTTGGTGCCAGGGAACGGAATGTATTCCGGCTTCTCTTTCCCGTGGAAGATCTTGATCATCTGCCAGCCGGGTTTGTTTGGATGGGTGTATACGCTCATGGTTTAATCGGTATAGTTTGAATCCCACCTGTTACTTCCATATCAAAAAATACTGCTTTGTCGTCATTGCACGATGCATTAATTGTTTTTTGCTGAACGAATCCCTTCGATTTGTCTTTAGGGAATGCCACTATTACGGAACGCAAAGACCCACCTGAGTGGCAATCACCAAATGGAGATACATAATGAGGAGGTGTTATCGTACAAGGCACAGCCTCACAAACAACAACACCGTCCACTTCGATGTAAGATGGAATAGATGCATTGATATTAAATTTAGGACGAGAGGCACAACCGGCAAAAAGAATCGCAATCAAAACCATATAAATAAATTTCATGTCGAGGCTCCTTTTGTGATTAATTATTTGTTTCGCAGTGACTTCAGTAGATTTTGCATTTTATTCTCTTCGTTCTTCTGTTGATCTTCTTCTGCTCTTAACCTTTTTACTTTGTCTTCAACTGCTTTTGCTTCTCTGGCTTTTTCTTCAACAGTTTTGTTAAGTTCACGACTAAGCGCTTTTTCATGTTCAGCTTTTGCTTTGTATGCTTCAAATATTTGTATTCCAGCGATAACTGATGCAAACCCTATGACTATCAAAAGACTGCAATAGATGACTCTTTTCAAGTTTTGATATGTCACAAAGTTAGGCTTGGATATCTGCAACTGCCCGATACCGTATGTTAAAAATATCGAGGCAAAAACTATCCCTAAAATTTTGGCCAAATGGACATCTCGACTCTCACCAAATGACACAACAAGAAGCAATATTGCAGTAGATATCAGAACTAATTTTTGCATAGTACTTGTATGAGGCATCTCCACAACCACTCCTTATAGTCTGCAAACTACCTTATAACAACGCTCTATATCCTGCTCTGACACAATAATCATCTCTTCTGACTTGTTGTAACTCTCAAGTATAATGGTGCCGTTAGTACGGCGATACTGTTTTATCATTACCTGTCCGTCACGTAATTTTACAATCACATCATTTCCATTCATGACATCTTTGGTGGTGTCAATTATGACAGTTTCTCCCGGGTAATATCTTGGGATCATACTGTCACCTTCCACCTTGAAGGCTATTGCTGCAGGATCTGTTATCTGCGGCGGACAATCAATCATCTCCATACCACTCCCCAGCTCGTAAGCATCCTCCCAAAATCCATTAGCGCCGGCCTGGGCTATGCTGACTACTGGTATCTTTCTTGTCTGGTGCGCAGATGAGACATAGCCGGTAAAAGAAGCTGTATCAGGAGTCTCTGAACTTATAATTGCATTCAGTCTAGCCATAACCTCTTTCGGATCTACGCCGAGTCTGCTTGCAAGGGATCCCACACTGATCTTTACCGACTCATCATCGGTTTCTCCACGTAACCAGGCAACTGGCTTCTTGAAATACTCTGACAGCTTTTCGAGCGTTTCCTGTTGGGGTTCTGATATGCCTTCCAGGTATTTACCAATTGTATTATTTGTAAGGCCTGTCTTGATCGACACCTTGTTGACGCTGTTAAACTTGCTGACTTCTGCCTGCAATAATTCTCTTACTCTCGGGAATGTCTTCTTCATTTTGGCCCCCTCCTGTAAACGATAAAATACTTTACTCTAAAAAAAAGCGTTGACAAAGATATTTCTACACGTGTAGAAACAAGACTGCAAGTTTAACCAACTGTGCAAACATTTCCCGGAGATGTTAAAAAAACAGCGGGAAGAGAGGAGGCTAATAAATGGTAGAATTCAGGTTTCAACGGATCAAGGAACTGCGGGAAGCAAACGGGATGACACTTGAAGAAATGGCAGGAAAGATGGGCAAGCAAAAGCAACAGTTAGGCATCTGGGAAAATGGAATTAACTCCCCAACAATTGATAATCTGCTCGTGATTTGCAATACGTTTGATGTTGACCCGTCCTTTTTTTTCGATGTTGTTTCTACACTTGTTGAAGAAACTGACGGCAGCAAATGAGGTAAGCGATGACACTCGATCAAGAAGACATCCAGGCGATTGTAAAGGCGGTTCGGGAAAGTTTGCAAATCCCCTCTCCTGCTCCACTCGACTCAGTGCATCAGGTTCAGCAGCAGGCACTACAACTGCTGAAAGAGGGAAAGCGGGAAGAGTCAAAAGCATTACTGAAAGCATACAGCCAACGAGAACGGAGGAAATCAGCATGAACGATGTACTCAACAGACACGACAAGATGCAACGGCTGAACAGGTCAACCACCTATGTCTACCCAGGTCGAAAGAACAGAGCGTTTGCCATGCTCACACTGCTGGCCGTTGGTATTTGCATCGGTCTGGTACTGATGGCGACACTTAAAGCATGTGATCGCGACGCTCAGCCTGTAGCGGCGAAGATTGCGAGTGCAGCATGAACATCCAGGCCTACCACAGACAACAGAGGGCCATGGCGAAAGCGCAGGCAGATTTCGACAACCAGTCGCCTCCAGATGATGAGGAGGAATCAGATCCGGAATTCATCGAGTACATGAAGGAACTGGAGGTTGAAAGGATCATCGAAGCGAAAGAAGACAAAGAAAGGGGTGATGACTGGAAGTGAAGAATACAAAGCAGAAACGCCGCATAGCGAGTGCGGCGAATCAGATCGTACAACAGACTGGAGATCAAATGCTACCACAAGAAAAAGAAGCGATCAAGGCAATGTTTCAGGAACCGGAAGGCCTCAAGTTTGACCAGGACAAAAAACAGTGGTTCGCCATGCCGCTGGAAGTAGCTGAACTGCTGGCTGATGTATTCGCTGCCGGAGAGAAGAAGTATGCAACGTTTAACTGTCTGAAGCCGTTCGATGATGGCGATCGCCGTTTCTATGATGCCACTATGCGCCACCTGAAAGAGTGCCAGATTGATCCGCTGGCACGAGATTCGGAGACAGGTTGCTACCATGGTAGTCAGGTTGCCTGGAATATGTTGCTCCGGACATACCATGCAGAGAAGGCGGCACAACATGATTGAGTTCTTCGTACCGGGCAAGCCGGTTGCTCAATCCCGCCCACGGTTCGCACGTCGCGGCAATTTCGTCCAGACCTACGATGCGACACCGGCCAAGGATTACAAGTCATGGGTCAAATCCTGCGCTCTGGATCACATGGAGCAGTTCAACGTCCCGATGTTCACTCGGGACATTCCCCTGGTAATGGTCCTGGTCGTTAACGTCGAACGTCCGAAAGCCAAGAAAAAAGCACTATTCCCCGTCACAAAGCCCGACTGCGACAACTTCGCAAAGGGCGTCATGGATGCACTTGAAAGCATCCTTTATCAAGCTGATCAGCAGATTGTCCGGCTGGTCGTATCAAAACACTACTCAGACCGTCCAGGAGTGACGGTCACCATATCGGAGGCGAAATGCTGAAAGAACTGATGCAGAAAAAAGCCGATTTCGAAGTGGAGATCAAGGCGCTCTATGAGAAGCACATCACCCCGTTGCAAGAGCAGATTAGCGCCATCAACATCGATATCGAACACATGCTGGCACAGCGACTTGCTGATTTGCGCAAGTTACAGGCCAAGGAGTTCGGCGCTATCAACCTGACCTTTGACGGCTACAAGATCACCGAAACGGTACCCAAGAAGGTGGAGTGGGATCAGACAAAGCTCAACGAACTGTTTGATCGCATTGCAGGAGCCGGAGACGATCCCCGCGCATATATGAAGATGGAACTCAAGATCGGGGAGAAGGAATATAAGGAACTCGTACCCGAGGTGAAAGCCCTGTTTGCCGAAGCACGTACCGTGAAACCCGGCAAACCTACGATTGCATTCCAGGAGGTGGAGAATGCTTGATCAGATCCGTTCAGCAAATGCGGTATTCCCTCCGCAGAAAATCCTGATCTACGGTGTGCAGGGCATCGGCAAGAATACCTTTGCCGCCACATTCAAGAGTCCGATCCTCCTGCAGATCGAGGATGGTTCCGCTGCAATCGATATCCCGGCTTTTCCCCTGGTCACAACCTTTCAGGGCGTTATCGATGTTATCCAGGCTCTGCATGGTGATCACCCGTACAAAACGGTGGTACTCGACACGCTGGACTGGCTGGAGCCGCTCCTGTGGGCTGCATGCTGTGAACACCACGGCAAGGAGTCAATCGAGTCCTTTGGTTACGGCAAGGGATATATCGAGGTTGACCGCTGGTGGCGTCATGTCATGGGCGGCCTGGATTCACTCCGTCACACCAAGGGGATGGATATTGTTGTCCTGGCTCATTCTGAAATCAAAAACATTTCCCCTCCGGACTCTGATCCTTACGACTGTTACCAGATCAAGATGCAGAAACGCGCCTTTGCTCTCTGGCAGGAGTGGTCTGACATCGTTGCATTCCTCAACTACAAGGTAAACATCCAGAAGACCAAGACCGGAATCAACGAGGAGCGTACCCGCGGTATCGGCACCGGTGACCGCATGATTCACCTGTCTGAACGTCCGGCATGGAAAGCAAAATCACGCTGGCCACTTCCTGACGAGATCCTGATCGGCAAGGACAAGACCTGGTCAGCTTTCCACGAACAACTCGAAGCCGCGACCGGCGGCAAATACATTAACCCAATTCCAAAAAAGGAGAAAAAGTAACCATGCTCGATTTCAATTCAGCTGAACTTCAAAACGAGGGAACAGGTTCCGCAATCCCCGAAGATTCGATTGTTGCTTTCAAGATGACCATCCGTCCGCCGAAAGCTGGCAAAGAAGGCACTACTCACAACCTGTTCTGCAAGTCCGGGAAGGGTAACGAGTACATCGATGTCGAGTTTGAGGCACAGGGCACTTTCGCTGGCCGTAAGATCTGGCAGAACTTCACTCTGGTCGGTTCCGATCAGGCTGCAAAGATCAGCATGCGCACTTTGCGTGCCATCGTGGAGAGCGCCCGAGGTATTGCACCATCCGACGCTTCACCTGCAGCAGCTGCCGGCCGTCAGTTGTCCGACTGGGCAGATTTCAACAGCCTGGTGTTTCTGGCAAAGGTCAAGTGTGTTGTCGAGCAGAGCCAGAAGGATGGCAACTACTACGTCAACAACGAGTTCAAGAAGATCATCACACTGGATGACGAGGAATACAACAAGGGCGAGTACATCAGTGACAAGCCGCTGCCACCTGTCCCTGCTGCTGGCGAGAAAGTGGCAACCACTTCTGTAGCCGCTGCCGCGACAGGTGGAGCATGGGGAACGACTGCACCAGGAGCACCAGCTGCAACTACTCCCGCAGCCACTAAATCAACCGCGCCGGTCCCGGCGTGGGCGGCGAGGTAGATCATGTCAAAACATACCATGTACAAGAATCTGCAGTGCGATCTGACAATGGAAGAGATCGCCGTTTATTCACAGGAGTTGGCCGCGATTACCCAGCAGCAGGCCGAGATCGAGGCCGAGAAAAAGGAGGTCATGTCGAAGTTCACGGCTGATCTGAATAAATGCATTGCTGACAGTCGTGTTCTGGCTCGGAAGATCACTCTCCGAAAAGAAGATCGTCAGGTCGAGTGTGACCTTGATTTTGATTATGCCAGGGGCATGGTCTACACGATCCGAGCTGATACCGGCGTGACCATCTCACAGCGTAAGCTGAGTGACGAGGAACGCCAGGAGAAACTTGATTTTGAGCGGGAAGAAGATAAGCAGCAAGCCATTGAGGAACAGGTTGAGGCCTCGGTACCGGTAGAAGTAGTCCTGGAGCCCGAAGAAGAAGATCACGAAATATCTATCTGCGGCAATACCAGCTGTCACTATAACGACCCTACCGAGGGCAATGGCTGCAAACAGAATGAATATGTGTGGGAGTGCAAGCAGGCTGTCCAGGAGGGCGTGGTTGCTGTTATGCCGACGGAGTGTACTCGTTGCCACGAGTCCACCCATTGCGAAAAGTGCTGTGAAACATGCGAAGACCAGTGCAACGCAAGTCAGATCTGCCTACTGAAGGAAGTTGAGGAAGAGAAGAAACAGGCGCAGGAGGCTGAACGCGATTCAATCTGCCACGAATGGCGCGAGTGCGGTTACCGTGATGTCTGTTTCACTCCCGAGAACATCGAAGCCGGAATATGTTTCAAGGATGAACCTGACAAGCTGATTACACCTGCAAGTGAGCTCACCTTTGAAAACCTCATGACCTGGGGATTCAATCGCAACGAAGCGAAGATTCTGACCGCCGGTTTCAGCCTGGTCAAGTACGATCGCGAGGCCAAGCAGCTATCAATTAGCGCCGAGGATCCTCGTGCAGGATGGATGACGTTACCGGCCAGAGAGACCTTCTCTGCTGCAGAGCGTGATCTTGAAAAAATGATAGAAGATGGTCTGATCAACGTGGCCGGAAATGTCAAAGGGACAGTGTCTGGCCATAAGTGCATGCATAAGCTTCGTGCTGCAGGCTTCGAGTTCTACCGCAACGGTGGTGACCGAATCAAGTTCGGTGATTCATGGAAAACGTGGAAAAAGTTCGATGATTCTACTGACTGTCTGACTGCATGGGAAGAGTTGCTGTCTATCGATCCTAAAGCGCTGGAGGACTGACGCCATGACAACAGCCAAGAAAGTGAAAGCGCCGGCCAAGAAGAAAGCGGTACCCGTTGAGGGTGCCGTACCTCAACAACCTGTCATCAAAGCGTACAAAGGTTTTGATAAAAACATGCAGTGCCGTGGTTATCAGTACAAAGTCGGTGAGTCCTACGAGCACCAGGGGAAAGTTAAAGCGTGCGAGGGTGGTTTTCATTCGTGCGAATATCCTCTCGATGTCTTCAAATATTATGAACCAGCTTCATCTGAGTTCGCAGAAGTCGAAGCCGCTGGTGAGATTAGCAAGCATGGAGATGATACTAAGGTTGCGTCTTCAAAGCTGATGATTAAAGCATCCATCGGGTTACCTGGTCTTATCAGTGCCGCCATTGAATACACGATGTCCCGTATCAAAGCTACTGACACCACCAGCAACTCAGGCTACCAAGGCGCTGCCAGCAACTCAGGCACAAGAGGCGCTGCCAGCAACTCAGGCGATTACGGCGCTGCCAGCAACTC